GGTGGAGTAATACATGCTAGTGATGGTGTACTAACTGCAGATCAAAAAGCAATAGATGCATCACAACCTAAGTTTAATCCTCAAGACTATGGTGTTTTAGGATTTACTCCAAGCAGTCCTATTTATCAAACAGGTCAAGGTCAAGGTCAACCACAACAGAATAAAACTACTATGACTTATTATCATGGACAAACTGGTGAGTCTAAGGTAGTTACTTTTGTTAATGGTGTTGTAACTCCTGCTACTGACTTACAGTTTACTCAACCACCTTGGTCTTTAAACAAACCAACACAGACTCAACAAGAAGTTTCTAGCAGTAGAGATGATAGAGATAGAAAAGATCCACCTCCGGGTTGGGGAGCAGATCCTGAACAGTTTGATTTTACTGATTGGACTGAAGATAACTGGAATAAAGAAATAAATTCTTTAGTTACTCCTAAAGGAGTAGGAAAGCATGGATTTTTTAGAGCAGCAGGTGTTGCTAATGCTTATGCTGCTATAGAACTTGCTAAAGCTAAAGGTATAGATACAACTGAAATGGAAAAGAAAGTTAAACTTGCTTATGATGATTTACCGACTTATGGAAAAGTTATTGTAACAGGTGCAAATAAACTTCTTAAACTTGGTGAAGAAGGTGGATATGCTAAGACTATAGCATTTACTAATGAAACTTATGCTAACTTAGGTAGTGGTAAAACTACTACTACTCCTACTTCTACTTCTTCCTCTTCTAATAATAATAATCAAAGTAATGCAAAAAATCTTGAAAGTGGAGAAGATAGAAGGCAAGCAAGAGATGCATATGAAAGTAGAAAAAGAATTGATGCTGCATCTACTGCTGTAGGAGCAAAAACTGATGAACAACTACCTGATGATTTTTCTACTAAAAAAGATTCTGAAGGAAGAACAGGTGCTGATAAAGCAATAGCAGAAGGAGATTATAGTTTTTTAAATAAAGGAGGATTATTAAAAAGACCAAAACGTAGAAACAAAAAGTAGATTGGCTACTCAACAATGTTGACCCCAAGAAAGGAAATGGAATGCCAGAATTAGAAAATGTGGAAGCACAAAAAACTGCAGGATATATGAGCAGAACAAGATCTAAGTATAAAGACAAGATTAAAAAAGAAGAAGAAGAACTAAAACAACTTATGGAACAACAAGGTAAACCTCAAGAAGTTCAAGAAGAACAAAAGGTTGAAGAAAAAACTGAAGAAGCTAAACCAGAAGTTGAACTTAGTGATGAAGAGAAATCTTTTAAAACTCGTTATGGAGATGTAAGAAGACACCTAGCTGCTAAAGAGAAAGAATATAATGCCAAGATTAAGGAGCTAGAAGGTAAACTAGGAGAAACTCAAAAACTAGTACCACCTACATCTGATGAAGAACTATCTAAGTGGGTAGAGAAATATCCAGATGTGGCAGGTATAGTAGAAACAATAGCTGACAAACGAGCAAAGCAAATGTTTGATAAGGCTAATATACAAATAGAAGAACTAAGTAAAGCAAAAGAAGAAGCAACAAGGAGTCGTGCAGAGAATGAAATTAGGAAAGCACATTCAGATTTTGATGAGCTACGTGATTCCGATCAATTTCATAATTGGGTTGAAGAACAGCCTAAGTGGGTTCAGAACGCTTTGTATGAAAATACGGATGATGCTGCTTCAGTTGTACGTGTTCTTGATCTGTATAAAGTTGATAATGGACTTACGAGATCTGATAAGAAAGATAAAACAAAAGCTGCTGCCTCGTTGGTAGACCGAGGATCTAAGACAAAAGTAGATCCAAGTGAGTCTTCAGGCAAGATAAGAGAGTCTGAAATTGCTAAGATGAGTGACGCAGAATATGCAAAGAATGCTGATAAAATAAATGAAGCACACAGATCTGGTAAAATAATATACGATTTATCAGGAAATGCTAGATAAAGACTTGACAAAAAAGGATTTATCAGTATAACTAACCCTTAGACACAAAGCCTCTACTATAGACTACCTTTGTGTATAAGTAATATGAAGACTAAACTAGTAAAAGACTACCTATACAAGTACAGATCCATTGACTTTGAGACTCGCTATTTCACTGTTAAATGCACTCTAGAAAATATAGCCTCTTCTAAGACGTTTAGCTTTTAAATAAGCCAAACATAGGAGGATTTTATTATGGCTTTTCAAACAACTTCAGGTTATGGGAATTTACCTAACGGTAATTTTTCTCCTATAATCTACTCCAAACAGGTACAGCTTGCATTCCGTAAGTCAACTGTTGTGGGAGACATAACTAATTCTGACTATTTTGGGGAAATTTCTAATCAGGGCGATACAGTCAGGATTATTAAAGAACCTGAAATTTCAGTAAAAGAGTACGCAAGAGGTACTAACGTAACAGCACAAGATTTAGATGATGAGGATTTTCAACTCGTTGTTGATAAAGCAAACTATTATGCTTTTAAAATGGACGATATTGAAGAAGCTCACAGTCATGTGAATTTTATGCAGTTAGCAACTGACAGAGCTGCATATAGATTGTCTGACCAGTATGATCAAGAAGTTCTTGGTTATCTAAGTGGTTTCAAACAGTCTTCATTAAACACTGTTGCAAGTGCAGCTAATGATCAGGTAAATGGAACTAAAGCTGTTTCAACTGCAGGTTCAGATGAACTTCTTACTTCTATGAAGTTAAGAAAGGATTCATTTGGAAACATTACAACATCATCTGCAGGTGATCACTCAATTCCTGTGCAAAACCAACCGGGTGGTGCTACTGCTGTTTCTACAGCTGCAGTAACTCCAATGGTAATCATCAATAGAATGAACAGGTTGTTAAATCAACAGCAAGTTGATTCACAAGATAGATGGCTTGTAATAGACCCAGTGTTTATGGAGCTTCTTTCTGATGAGAACTCAAAGTTGGTAAATGCTGATTTTGCTGATGCTTCTCTAAAGAATGGACTTGTTATAAGTAACTTGGCAGGATTTAGAGTATATGTATCTAGTAACTTACCTGCTTTAGGAACTGGTCCGGGAACAACAGGAACTGATAACCAGAATACTAATTTTGGTGTTATTGTTGCAGGTCATGGTTCTGCAATTGCTACTGCAGAGCAGTTAAGTAAAACAGAAACATATCGTGACCCTGACAGCTTTGCTGACATTGTTCGTGGTATGCACTTATACGGTAGGAAGATACTTCGTCCAGAAGCTATCGTAACTGCTAAATATAACGCAGCGTAAAGGAGGATTAAATAATGGCTACTTTTGATTTAACAGCTAAATCCACCACTGGCGTTGGTGCTAATGTCGTTGCAGGTTTACCTTCACAGTCAGGTACACATGTAGTAAGAACAATCCAAGAGTATTTAGATATAGATGCTCTTATAGCAGCAGGTAATACTATTGCTAATGGAGATGTCTTTCAAATGCTTGAGATTCCTGCAGGAACACTTGTGGTTAATGCAGGTGCTGAAGTAATGAAAGCTTTTACTTCAAGCTGTACATTAGACATGGACTTTGATGGTGGTGATGACATTATTGATGGTGCAGACATAACCTCTACAGGTTTTTGTGCTGCAGGTACAAATGGTCAAACAAATGTAATAATAAATGGTGGAGATGCTTCTGAGTATACTCAATTTATTACTACAACTAATACGATTGATTGTACGATTGCAGGAGCTGCTGCAGCCACAGGTAGACTTAGAGTTTACGCAACTGTGATTGATTGTAATGATCATGGTTCTGTAGACAGAGCTACTGAAGTAGACAGAGATCTACTTGCTTAATAAATAACATTGGGAGGGCAGGGCAACTTGCCCTCTTAGTTTATCTAAAACAAGGATGTACTATGGCAACAACATTTTTAACTTTAACAAATGAATTGTTACGTAGGCTCAATGAAGTTACTCTAACAACATCTACATTTGCTACAGCTAAGAATGTTCAAGCAATAGCAAAAGATTCTATTAATAGTTCTATAAGAGAAATACTTCAAGATGGGCATGAGTTTCCATTTTTAAAGACTACACAAACCCAAACACTAACGGCAGGTACAGGAACTTATGATTTTCCTTCAGATATGTCTTCAGTGGATTGGGATAGTTTTTATTTAAAGACACTTACTTCTGAATCTAATACAGCTAAATCTTTACCTACAATATCTTTTGAAAGCTATACTAGAAACTATAGAACAATAGAAGATGCTGCAGGAACAGGTGGTAGAACTGCACCTGATTTAGTTTATCAAACAGCAGAAGAAAAGTTTGGAGTTACACCTATTCCTAATGCAGCTTATGTAGTAGAATATGTGTACTATAAGTTTCCTAATACACTAGGTATTAATGCATCTACTGGAGCTGCAACGAATGGCACAGACAGTACACATGATGTTCCTATTATACCTGAAAGATTTAATTATATTATTATTGATGGTGCTATGGTTTAT